TGAGCCAGTGAGACTGTAACAAACGAAAGGGCAAGAAGGATGGCGGCAAAAAAACGTTTCATCGGTCACTCAATAAAAAACGCACGAAGGCTAGTTTCCCTGCCTCCGTGCGTAAGTTGTGCTTTATTCCTTGTCGAGAGAAAAATCGTCAGGGCTTTTTGGATTCGGGCGGTTTCTTTGGCTCAGTTTTCGCCGGTGGAGCCGGACATCTGAAAATCCAAGCACCTGTCTGTGTTTGCCCAATGGGACAGGTTTCTTTTTCCAGCTTTGTCAACTCCATCTCATCAGCAATCGCATACAAAACCAAGCGCGCATTCTGCTGAGCGACAACCAGTCTGGCTTGAGCGATTTCAACTTCCTGATTCGCAACGCTGTATTTTTGGGACAGCGCAGGCGGAAACGCCTTAACAACTTCTTTGGATTCTTCAGCCTTCTGCGCGGCTGCGAGCGTAAAGCTCAAAGCCAGCACAATCAAGACTGAAGTCATGATCTTTTCTGCTGTAAATTTCAACTTGAAGCCTCCTACTTACTTAAAAAAAGGCAAGTTGTAAGCCTGCCTTTTTCCCCTTGAGGTTAATCCAACACACACACAGTCTCGCGTGAGACTGCACGGACGAAATATAACTGAAAACATAACTAAAAACTACTGTTTAACATCGGTAATCAATGCGGCCAGCCGTTGACTTAAAATCTGAACGTGATCCGCTAAAGCCTGAACTTCGGTCTGAGTCGGCGATGCACTGATGACAGGAGCCGTGTAGGTTGCAAAGGTTGTGCGCGCCGGAGTTCCCGTTGGAGTTCCCCATCCGGTCAGCTTGCGGACGTAAGCGCCAACCAGGCTTAAAATTTCTGAGCGGTTGAAGGTCATGGCATCGCCGTAAGGCAGGATGCCACCCTCATTCGCCACCCTGATCGTTCCCCAATCCACCGGAGTCGGAGAAGATGGCAGCGAGAAGGATTCAAAACCCGGCCAAGCTTGAATAAATTGTCCAGTCGAAGACTTGTAGAAACCAGCAGAGTAACGGGCAGTTCGACCAACCAGAGCATTCCCGGTCGCAGGCAGTGTCAGAGACGGAATCGTCAAGGTATATTGCGTAATTCCAGCCACCACAGCAGACGCAATCGTGCAGAGTCCACGCGCGACAAACACAGGCTCAGTCCCAAACACCCCGCCCTCAGGCGTCACAATTGGCCCGTCAAGAGTCAGTCTGATTTCGACATCAGAGACTGGCCCCTTCCAGCGATCAATGTTGATTGAATTGATTATGACATCACTCATTCGGACTCCTTGGGTATCAACCTTCGTAAATACCAATTGGCTTTACGAAGGTTCTCAACTGAATCGCCTTTGAGTTCACTACGCCAAATATACTTGAGCGCATTGCCTTTGCAGAATCCCCGGAACTCATCCTCACTCAACGCAGCAGCTATAGCGTCTATACACTCTATGCTGGCTTGAGTGTAGTGTGGTGGAGAATTAACCAAGTCTATTTTAGTCTCATCACTTATTTTGATTGATTGCTCTTTCGTCATTCAGATACTTCCCGCCAGATACCTTTTGTCTTATCTGATTTAGGTCTGTTGTAATAATTCAAACCTGTAATTTCAAATGATCTTGGCTGATTTCGTGAATCCACAGTTCTTATAAACCCGTAAAATTCTGAAACGACGGTATACCTGTTGCCAAGACGATCAATTACAATATGACCTTCCTGAACTTTAGGATTAAAGACTTTAGTTACACCGTTTACATTTCTTACTATACTCATCGGCTTAGCCCCGCTGTTGACACATCAATTTGTCTTTGAGAATTTATGTCCAAAAACCCGTTACCCTCATCAAACCACGTCACAAACACAATATCCCCCGCAGAGCCTTTCACGTACCATTCTGGCATTACGTGAAGGTAATTCCGTTCAATGTAAAAGTTTCGGGTTCGCGGGAGCCGGTCATTTTGAACGATGTTGGCATATTCTTCACTTTGACCCGAATTCAGCGTGTTGAGGTTGTTGGTCGAATCCAGTGTGCGAATGACACCATTTGTTCCATTTTCGTAAATGTTGCCCACGTAAACCGGCTGAAGGTTGTTCGGATCGGCTTTGATTGTCATTCGCGGCGTAAAAATGCCGTAAAGCGTCAGGGGCATTTCCCCGCCGTTCATCGTCAAAACGAAATTTCGCTGTATGTAAGCTGGCATCAGTTCCCCTTAATAATACTGACCATAACCGCCAGAGCGTGAAGCCGCGCCCACCATTGCAGGCGACCCCCCGCCGCCGCCTTTTCCGCCGCCCATTCCACTCATCGGAATGCCCGTCATCAAAGTGCCAGCAATCCCGGCAATCTGACCAGCGACCCCAAGGCCTTCTTTGAATTTGTCCCAAAAAGACTTTTTCTTTTCAAAGGTCTGGTTGGATTGCCGCATCTGAACAGCATTCCCAAACATATTCTGGTAAGCACTGCCCATTTGCATCTGCGTAGCGCGACCATGATTGCCAGCTTCAGCCCAGCCAGCCGCCGCATTCGTGTAGCCGGGAAGTCCGCTGACAACCTGATCCGCAGTCCGATCATTGACGCGCCCGGTTTCATTCTTCAACATCCGGTCATACATCAGATTGACGCCAGCCGACGCAGCGTTGTTGCCGCCACGACTCATTGCAGCACTTCCCAGCCGCTGAGAAGCTTTCAAGCTCTGAATGTCACGCGCGCCTTGGTTACGGGCAGCCCCGGCGAGCATTGTTGATCCAATCTGGCCATTGAAGATTTTGGATTGCTCGCCCTGACCAAATTTCGCCAAATCTTCGTTGATAAAAGTTTTGCCAGCCAAGTCTTTGTACTTGGCAACTTCATCAAAATTGGCGGTCAGCTTCGGATCGAGCCAACCATCTAAGACATGTTGGGCGTATTTTGCTCCCATAATTACCTCAGTTTAGCCGTTCAAACGCTTTCGGCTTGATGTTCGCGTAAAAGAATTTGCCGACTGACGGCGCGCCTTTGAATCGCTCGTACAATGGCAAATCGCAGCCCTCGTAGGCATATTCGCCACCGTCTTTGAAGCGAACCAGAATCTGCTTTGAATCTTCGTGATAGGCAATCGCTTTAATGTTTGAAGAGTCCACTTCCTGCCAAACTACTTCTTCAAGAATACTGTTCATTGTTCACCATCGCCTGATAGAAGTACAAAAGATGCGCATCTGCTTCTGTGTCATAAGACATATTGGTAGCAATCCCACCCAAGCATGAATATCCCTTTTTTAGCCGGTCATTCACTGCCTCTACCAACTCGGATAAATCATCAGATGTCACTACGGTATAAGTTTCCATTCCCAAGCCTCCTTAAACTTGTTCTGATCCAGCTAGTTTACTAAAGTCCCACCAGCCGCCCGTATGGTCAAAATCAACCCCGACTCCTGCCTGTTCCCCGTCGCCAGTTGGAGCAATTACGACATCACTCACAGATTGCCGATCTTCCGGCGATGGCGACCAAACCCCAGGTGTCAGAGATAACCCCATCCGATCAATTTGAATGGAGTTCGCGGACGTTCCGCGCAAGCCCATTCTAAACCATTGCTTGTCGGAGCCGGTAAGCGAAAAGTTGTAATTTCGTGGAATTCTGATTGTCAGCCTGATCGTCTTCCAAGCCGACGAAAGACCGTTCCCGAAATTGGTGATCGTCGTTTTAGCCAAAGTCGCAGCCGGAACGGGAATCGGCGCGTTCGCCTGAACCAACACTCCAACATCGTTGAACGTGGTCGAACCAGAAGAAACAATTCCGATCAACCCAGGATTCGGCCCAGTTCGATAAATCCGGTAAGTCAGGACTCCCCCGGTCAGTGTCCAACTGATTTGGTTATAATCCGTCGTCGTCAGAGCAGCCGCGCCCAACACCGTCTTTGGCAGACTTACCACGATTTCATTCCGGTCTGTCTGAGCTACCACGACATAAGTGTAATTGGTTGCAGCGGCTCCCGGCCCAACCTTCACGGCGTTTATCGTGGCCGATCCAGCCCCACCACTGACCGAAGCCCCAATCCAGTTTGCAATTCCACCCGTCGCATCCCAAATGCCAGCTTCCAGCGTCAGCCCCGCTCCGCTCAAGCCATCTTTTAGGCGAGCGTTAAACATCAGGTAAAGAGATTGGCCAGGTCGAATCAGCCGTTTGCTGAAGTTGTACGACAGATCATCAGCATCCGTCGTGATGTTCCAGTCCAGCCAGCCCTCATCACGGTTCCAAAGAGGATTGGTTGCCGCAGTCTTTACCGGAGTCGCCGCATTGACCCCACGAAACCAGCGATAGTCCTCATCATTCGCACCAGCCCCTGTGTAGCTTAAGACCGAATGATCATGGTCAGAGTTCACAAACAGGTTGTCAATTCCAGTCGCGGGAGTTGGAGTAGTCCTTGTACCAGGATTTTCTAAATCAGCCAAACGGGTTTCGATGGCAGCCAGAGTCGCCGGATCAACCCCGTTCTTTTGAGCCAGCGACAAGATTTCAAGATTTGCCGCTACATTTCTTTGTGCCTTGCCAATCCAGCCGCCCATTAAGTATATTCTCCCAGTACGTTCATAGGACAACGTTCATAAAGCTGACTCCAATATGGTTTAACCGGCCAATAGCTATAGCTTCTGGCCGGTTTTTTTTATTGCGTCAGCAGGCTTTCGTGAACTCTGCCAGGTATCCATCCGTCTACATACAAAACACTGGGGCGCATCTCACCGCAAGTCCCCCAAAATTCACAGTTATAGGTGACGATGTTCGTTTTGTTAAACCGTTCCCACGGATACGTGCGCTCATTGTCTTCTGCATAAGTCTTTTCAGCAATTTCAGCCAATCCGCGCTCGCCACCAAAGTTTTTGTAGAAGCGAAAACCGCCAGTCTGTTCGTATTTGTAGACAGTCCCAACATCAACGCTTCCCCCTGTTTTGATCGAAACTTTCCAACCATGCCATTCTGTCCACGTTGTTGCATCATACGCCCACATAAACACTGCGCCGGTCACCACCCCATTTCGCAACAATCGGCCTTTCACCACCCCGTTCCCTTCAAAGTCAATCCTGATAACGTCACCGTCAAGAACAGTACCCCAGACCGTTCCCGTTGCTCCCTGATACCAAGCCAATAAATTACCGGGCGAGATTCGCCAGCCGAGCTTTGAACTCAGATTGTATTGTGTTGTTGGAAGCTTGGCAGGACTCCCAAATTTTGTCAGATTTTGTTGCGAAGCAAATGTTGCATAGGTTTCGGCCCCAACAGCCGCAGAGACTGTCCATTCAAATCGAATCTTTCCAGCAATAATTTCAGACGGAGCAAGGTAGAGCTGTGAAGCTGCATAACCTTCAATTGCCGTGTTGTCTTGATAGAGTCTCGCTCCCATCTGATGCAGATTATTTTCCCAATACCAATTCATCGGTTGAGATGAAGACAAATCAGCAATCAATCGGGCATGCCGCAGCGTTTTATTCATCCCCGGCGCGCTTCCGTGCCGTGCGACCGAACGAATAAACCAGTCACCACCCAGCCCGACATCAAAAACAAAGATTTCATAAAAATTCTGAACATCGTCACCTTGTTGAACGACAAAATAAAGCCGGTTTTCGAGTGTCAGACAGGTCAGAATTCTGGCATCAGCATTCAGCCCGCCGCCGCTTAAAATGCCTCCAGTGTCAGTAATTTGATTCCATAGGCTTATTTTCAGAGGTGTTGACCATTGGCCTTGAGTTTCAAAGTAGGCCAGCATTTCATCCTTGTGGCAGTAAACGATTGCCTCCAATGATGGATCATAACCAACAGCCACGTTGCGAGGGTTCCAGCCGCGCGTATATTCGGCGACAGCATCGGCAAAGTTTGTGTCCGGTTCCAGGTTTCCGCGATAACGAGCAATCCCGCGACGACCGGTATAACAGTAGGCTCCGGTTTTTGACACACAGGCCGCCGACTGCCCCTCAATTCCAGTATTTGACCAAATTGTTCTTGGGAGCACTGGCGCAACAGTCTCCCCAGTGTAAACGACCGTTTGAAGACTGTTGCGAGTCCAGATATAGACCGATCCATCAAAAGGCGAGGTTTCCAGCCTCACAATCGGCTCAGGCGGATTCAGAAAAGTTGCATCATCGCCTACGTTGTACTGTTCAGATTGATTGGGCTTTGAAGGCACAAGCGCAGTACCGTCCAAGGCTCCAGCAATTACAGTCAAAGGCCCCAGCGCAAAGCCATGCGTTCCAGCCGGAGGCGCTTCGATGCCTCTTGGCGCAATCGTGTCAAGCAGATCATCGTCAGCATAATCAATGTCCAAAAAACGCGGCAAAAGGTCGGTATCCGTGATCGTTACCAACGGAGCAGTCGGCGTGAAATCGGCTACCGAGCCATCAGAAGTAAACCAAGCTGTGACTAATTGAGTTGCTGACGGCGCACCGGACGGAACGGTTGTTGTGTGAGAAGTCGCAGCCACATAAGCATTGCTGAAGCTTTGCGTAACTGGCGTCGTCGTGTTCACATCTGCCCAAGTGACGGCAAGCGCATTCATCTGACTGTTCAACGAAGAAGTCCATTCAAGGAATTCACCAATACTTGAGGACAGGAAACCGCCGTAAATCCCGATGCCAACCAATGATGCGCTGTTGTTTTGCCATTCGATCAATGGCAACGAATCAGGAGCAACAAGCGCAAAAATATCTATAGTGAACTGATTGTTGACTTCCAGTGATCCCGTCGTAGCAGTTGACCAGGTAATTGAAAGACCAGTACCACCCAATGCTGTTGGACTGGTCGAAAGCGGCGTTGAAGCCGAATACACCGCAGAGCTTCGAAGTTTCCACTTAAAGGTTGTCGCAGAGTCCTGAATAATATCAATTTTTTCGCCCTTGGGATCGAGCGGATAAGGCGCATCCATCCACACGCCGCTAACGGCTGATAGCGTATCCGTGCCGCGATTCGTTCCATTTGGAATAATGGTATGAGTTGCCTTGAAGGTGATCATGACCATCAGGTATTGGCCATCAGACGACCCTGCCGGACGTTGAACCCTGATAGACTGAGACGCCCCAGCAGTCAAAGCGAACCCACTCGCCACAAATGATGGCAGAGTTCCCGCCGCGTCTTTCAGCACAATTGCCGCAATTCTGGAATTGGTCGCCGCTACTGTTGCCCCACCGAAAGTTGTTGCCACTCCATTTCCAGGCCCAGCAGCAATCCGAGCAAACGCAAACGGCGCAATCTCGCCTTCAGGGATTTGCCTGTACAGGTAATGCGGCCCGACACCCCCAAAACCGTGCCGAGACAGGTATAGCCCCCATTCATCTTGGCCTTGCTCGGTCAAACAGGCTGGAAAAGCGACACGCGCTCGCCCTGATGTTGGATTGATGATGTTTGAAGTGTCGGAAGTTTCGGATTCAGCGCCGGTCACAGTCCTGATTCGTGTCAATTGTGCTGAGATTTCGCCGCTGACTTGGCCGGGATTTGGCTGTCCAAGGGCATCTGTTGAGATTGTGACTTCAGGCGCGGAAGGCTTTGGGAGTCCTGCCTGATAGGTTTGGTCATTCACACGAAGCTGCAATTGCGAGGTGGAAACTCCGATTGGAGCCGTAAAGTCTTCAAGAAAGGTGTCACCAGTCCCGATGAAGAATGTCGCGTTGCCGTGTTGTTGCCAGACATTCCCGGTAGAATTCCCCGCGATTTTTCCGCCTGCATTGTGAAGCAGTTTGGAACCGAGCGAATTGAATGGACTGAAGCCGCGCCAGCTTCGCATTTCGGAATAGCGCGAGAAGACCACATTCTCGCCAGCAATCGCCCCGTCACCAACCGCAGCTTGGACGTGGAGCGGAACGCCAGGGAAAAAGCCGCGATCCATTCTAATCTGGTCTGAAAATTCCTTTGTCTCACTCATTTCATCTTTATTCCGCCACGAACGCGGACTTTTTCAACAAGTAAATCAATCGCTCGTTTGTGATATTCAAACGGCAGGTCAGGAGCCTCAGGAACGATGCTTCCTGTGATCCGCAAGTTATTCGACGGCAAAACTTCGCCATCAGCTCCAGGCCAGAATACTATTTGCTCCCCGTCGAATGTCCAATACCAACTGTCACAACGGCTTGATTGGCCGCGATAGCTGAGCGACGGAACCCAAGACAGCAGCTTAGATGTTCCGTCAAACTGAACCATTCCATTTTCATCGAAGTATGAAGTCAGGAATTGCCAACCCGTTTGAAGGTCGAGCCGGTATAGTCCATCTGTCACGGTTGGCGAAAGGCTGGTCGAAGTGCCAGTCCCGATTCGTCCAACCGACACTTGGCCGCCGTCGCCAAGAAACAGGACACCAGGCGTTGCAATTGCGGTAATTTCCCCACCAGCGACAGCATAATTACCCAGCACGACTGTTCGGTTCGCATCATACTGAGTGATGAACAAGTCACCGTTCGCATCCCACTGGAATCGCAGGTAGTCACCGGGATTCATCGTAAACACGTTTCCGTACTGGACACCATTGGCGAAGACATCACCACTTGAAAACGCCGTTCCAACACGCACAAGATCATTCCACGCCGTAATATCGGCAATTGTCGCATCCGTAGGAAAGACCGGCAGAACGCCAGCACAGGCATTGTTTTTGACTGTCAGCCATTGCCATTCGACAAACTGTGATCGAACTCGGAGAGGCGAACCGGAGAGAGCTAGTCGTTGCGGAGAGATTGCAAAAGCGCCGTTATCGCCGAAAATCAACCCGTTATCAATCACCGGCTCTTTGCCAGCCGTTCCAGGCGCAGGCCCGAACCGATCATAGTCAATCTCACGACTCGCCATAATCGGAAGAACAACCGTGCGCTGAAGCATCTGGTAATCAGGCGAGGCAGCAACTTCGCGGGCAAGCTGAAGCAATACTTGAGGCACAAAGGATTCAAGCTCAAAGCGGTAAGCTTGCTTTTGATTCTGCGACTGACCAGGGAAAGCCTCAATCAGCGCGAATTCTACAAGTTGTTCGGTTGTTAAAGCCATGCGAACTCAACTTCCATCAAAAAACAGCATTTCGATATTTAAGCCTTCGTTATTCGCCAGCCATCTGGCTGTCTTTTGTTGCAGATCGTGGACGATTCTCGCGTTCAATCTCGCCAAGCACCTGATTGCCACGATTCAGGTACATCTGAGAAGCTTGCATCATCGAGCCTTCGCGCGGAATCACTGCGCCGGTCGAAAGATCAACCCAAGCCTGTTGATATTCCGCTGGCACTGGTGAATCCGAATTCTTAAACGCAGTGATATTAGCAAATTCTGGCCGAGTAAATTGATAAACGTAAACCGTTGCCGTCGTTGTCGCGGGATTCTCCGACGTAAAGTAAAGCCGATTGTCTTCTAGACCGTACAGATAACCCGTCAACGTCAGTTTTAGCGGGTTCTTCGTTCGGAGTCTCGCTACTTCAGCAGCCGCTGCAATCTCACCAGGAATCCCATCAATCAGGACTCCAATCACCGGCCCAATGTGACGAGGAATCAGCGCACCGTTGGCGACTGACAATGATGAGATAATGTCCGTCAACCCGACTTCGTTTGTTCGATTACCGTTGAACCAGCTTTCTGCAATCTTGTGAAGCAAGAATGCTTCCTGATTGAGAATTGCGTCCATTACAGCCAAGTCGTCGTAGGCTTCATCCACAGAGACGGCCCCGGCATAGTTTGCCGGAGACGAATTGAGATTCGCCAAGACTTGCCTGAAAATGACATTTCGCTTAATTCCAGCCATAATCTACCATCGGATATGAGCTATCACCCATTTCGCAAAAGCGATCAAAACGGTCAACACGGTAATCGTAACCGCGATTGGTGCAGCATTGCGACGGAGCCAAGGGAAGAAGTCGTTGTTCGCTCTTTCCTGCAAATCTTCTTTAACCCTTTCGACTTCAATTTCAACTTTGCGAACAGAATCTACGACATCACTAAGCTTTTGAGACACATTTTCTCTAAAAGCTACGCTGTTTTTCCCTGCCTCATGAAGTGTGGCTTCCAATCGCGCAATAGATTCAATCAGATGCTCATGCTGCGTTGTCAGCCTTGCACTCGTTGCTGCAAGTGAACTTTTTACTTCACTCACCTGATCCCGAATATCTGTAGCCATATCCACCCCAGCAACCATTACATCATTTGCAGTCATAGAAAACCTCTCACTTTAGGCACAAGAATGGGAGATTGTGTGTAATTACCTCGCACGTTGATGCCCACCAACACGCGACCGAGCGTAACCGGGAGCATATCCCGTTTGTTCTCGGTGGTCATTTTGAAGGAACAGGTCAAGAACAGGTTCGCGTCGGGCTACCTGTCCCTGAAGATATTCCTTAAATCGTGTGTAATCCGGCTCAGCAATCCCAGACAGGGGCAGGATTGCCAAAGCAAAATCACACTGCAACAGACCAATGAAGTTTGGAAGCCACTCAACATTCTGATCTTCCATCACTTCAGCGATGCCGCCAGGTTGATAGAAAAACCGATAAGTTGAGTCAGTCCCAGGAGCGAACCCGCCGAATTCAAAGTAAAGTTTGATCGTGTTTCCATCACGCAGCCAGCTTACCGCTTGAGCAAACGCAATAGTCGCCGATCCATCCGAAGTCGTAAGGCCACTCCCCGCACTCCCTGAAAAAACATTGTTTCGGAACTGATCTTGGTCCTGAATTGCGATCAAATCCACGTCGCGCCTTGGCAGTGTCACGTTTGGCGGCAAACTCGCCGGATCGAGGTCGCACATCACCGGACGACCCCACGAAGGTTCGACAAACGAGATTTCCAGTTTGCCAGCAGGCAGGGTTATCCGGCGTTGCTTGAGAATAAAATTGCCATCGTGAATCGCCAGCTTGTTCTGGTACAACTCCAACAGATTGCCCATCACATCGTACAAGTCGCCTGTTTTTGTAATGAGCTTCGCCGGTCTGCCGATCATCGCCAGAGCGCCGTTCAAGATTGATTGTGGAGTCAGCACCTTACAACTCATAAAATCAGCAGCTCACAAGTTCGCCGTTTTTCATCCAACCATGCCAGTGTTCAAGTACATGAATGCTTGGCGTAATTGTTGGAGCATCTTCGTTACCGTCCCATTGCCAATGCTCAGCGACCTTCTCGCCAACCTTAATCGGCAAACGAATCAAACCAGAACCGGGAATGTGAATCCAAATTGCCTGTTTGTTTTCATCAAGAAAGAAGTCACCCTTTGCTCCATGATCAAGCAAATCATCGAGATCAAAACGGCGAATTCCTTTTGCGCTTTCGGTATTCCTCGCGGTTCAGCATCCCGTAACGCTTCATCGAAGACAAAGCGTTTACAGTAATGTTCAGGTTCAACGGGTGACTGAACGTGATTATAGGTCAAGCAATGGCCAGAATCCGACCAGAGCGCACCACGCGAATCATTGCCAGCGAATGACTTGCACAGCCGACAATGATTGCCGCTAATTTTGGGCTTTGGTGGAGCGTCCGGCATTGCGACTGGCTCGATGAGGACATTCCGGTTGCCGAAGATTCTTTCAGCGATTGCACGCCCCATTTCAACCAGTTCTTCACGAGTCGGCTCGCGAGTCTCTCCGTTCGGAAAATGAGCGAGCAAGCCAGATGGTGGAATATAACTGGGCGCTTCGTGCGCTTCGTGGACAGTAAGCTCAGCAGCCGCTACCGTTTTGCCGCTGTCAGCTACCGTATTTTCGGGAGTCTCGGCGACAGCAGCATCAACAACAGCTTCAAGAAGTTTATCCTTCTTAAGTTTTGCGCGGCTGGACACCGGCTTTACTGGTTCCGCTTTCTTTTTCGTTGCCATCGGTTTGACCTCCTTTCATTTGATTTATCAACGTCGTGGCAAAATTATTCATCGCGTTCGCCATCACATCAATCATTGCCTGATTGTTGGTTGCCATCAATTCAGCGACCGCACTGCCATCAAACGGGACTGCCGACGCGGCAAGATTTACCGGCGATTGCGTAACGCTTTCTGGTAATTCCAAGCCAATTTCTTCGTAATATGCGCGTTCTTCACGTGTTAGCGTTGCGCGCCCCATGTTGCCTTCTTTGGCACGTTGAGCCTCACCCATCGAGTCATCAAGTCGCGCCATTCGATAGGTGATGGTTGTTTCAACAGCATTCTTCAGATCATCAATTGCCGTCCGCTCAATTGCATCGCTGGCTTTGACGCCTTCCAGAATGTCTTTCAATTGCGGAATCTTCTCGGCGCCGAACCAACCGGCCTGCTTCAGCTTGTTTTCCAGAGCTTCGACTTTGGCGACCGGCACATCGAGAAAGCTATCCAAAATCACGACTCCGCGCGCTGCATGCTGAATAATCACTTCATAGGCACAGGCGAACGCTGTTTTAGTCTGTCTGACAATCCCCCTTGGTGCATTCAAGTCAGCCTGAAAGATTGCTTCGGATTCGTCGCGCGCGTGAAATACCTGATCCGTAAAAATCACAAAATGTCGTGCCTCAACCTTCTGGATTCCAACTTGTTTGTGGCTCAAGTTCAGATGTTCAGGTGACCACAGAACTACCGTATGCCCTGTTTGATTCATTAAGTCCATCACAGGACTGGTTGCCATTGCTGGCTTATAAGCTTGCTGCATAAATTCCCCAAGCCTCCTAGCTTAAGTAAGCGTGACGCAGTTTGCGCGAATAACTCGCCACTGAATCACGGATCATTTCTTCAAGTTCAGCTTCTTCTTCAGCCGTGGTTTTATCACGATCGTTCTGAATCAAAGCCTGCATCTGCTTTGCTTTTTCAACTGTCTGAATCTTGCGCCAGCCATCAGCCGCATTTTGATCTTCGCGCAGTCGAACAGCACATTCAATAATGTCTATCAGACGGTGATCGTCAATCGCCAACGGAGTCGGTTCTTCCCGACCATCCTCAAGATACATCAAAAACCGATATTGTCCACGAACAGGGACTTCACCCAACAGATCAATCTTTTCACCGTTCTCTTTTGTAAACCAGCGAGCGGCTTCCCACCCAGGACACACTACCTCAGGCGGCCACCATTCTTCGAGAATCCAGCCAGGATAACCAATCTCCCGATCTTCCCAGACCGGAGAAACCAGATATTCGGCTGAAAAAAATGGTTGCGGCCCCGCTGGCAGGTTGAAGTTCGCGCCGGTTGCGATGTTGGTAATGTTCCAAGCCGCCAGCCGTCGAAGCTTGCGAGCAATCGGGTACATCAGCCGCCATTTGCCAGCACGAAACCACTGATGGACTTCACCCCAGACAAGTCGGAGCTTCGGTTCACCGTAGTCATTCGTGCCGCCGATACGGAGAAGGTCAGCCAGCACATTTGCTGGAATCGTTGGGGCGACTGCTTTTGATGTTTCTTCGTGTCTCATTTTTTGTAAGTTTGCAAAACGCCACGTTGTTTGCGATCAAGCTCACGTTGCTTCGACCATTGCATTGCTTCTTCAATCTTGGTCAACTGCACGGAGTTTTCACGGCAAGCAAACTCGCCAGCATTCGCTTTCTTCAAAAAGTCGGAAAGAATCAGCATCAGCGTTTGATTACCAATTCCATTTACGCCATCTTTCGGATGACCTTCTTGCAAGGCGATTTCACAAAGAACACCGCCAGTTTTGTTGGTAACAGTGTAAAGATGAGGAACGCCACCGGCCCCGTCTTCGGCTGCGTAAACATTTAGATGCTCTTCCGTAAAACCATCAATCATCGGATGGCCAACAACTCGTCGCTGAATTGGTCGAACTTCTTTCAAATCCATGTCTAAACTCCTTTTCGTGTTTTAGGTTTAACCACCCAGGTTGGAGTGAGCAACCGTCTATGAAACTCACTCCAACCCAGTTAGCTCTCAATCGTCTGCGCTTGCAGACCTGTTTAGGCGTAAGCGGATTTCTTGTTCGGAAGTCCGGTCGTCGCCAAATTGATGATGGCCCCGTTGGAGAACGGCGAAACGTTGCCAATATCCATTCGGAAGCCCATGTAGAATCCAGTCCGGTCGAAGTAGCCACCGACGCCAGTGCTGTCAAACGACGGCACTTCACGCCAGTAACCACCCTCAACTTTGCTGATGAAGCCGGGAGTCCCACCAGGAGCCAGGAACTTCTTGAAGGTCGAAAGCTTCAAGCCGTCAATCCGGTTATCCTGATGATCGGTGTCAATTTCCCACTTGTGGCGATGCTGAATGCCCTTGCCGTTCAGCTTGTAACCCAGATTCAGGACTTCCACTTGCGCCGTTTTGATAACACGGTGCAGCGGATCACCCAACCGGATATAGGCAACTTCCTGACACGGAGAAGTCCAAAACTGCCATTCATCGGTATTTTCCGAATCAGTGTCAGTACCGTGCAAGTACATCGTTTGAGCTTCCATCCGATCAAGCAGCGCAGTTGACAACGGCTGAGCCACCGAAGCGACCGCCGCATCAATCACGACTGAACGAAGATTTTCGTACTGGGCGCGTGATTGACCTTGGTAAGAGCCAGTGTCGTTGTTGACGTGATACGGGACACCGTGAAGCGCCGACAGGTACGAATCTTCGTAAACCAGGTAATCACCAGCAGCAGCGTCAGACGGGACAGTATCGAACGTCACAGTCTGAGTTGAACTGGTTTTGCTGACCGCCGTCGAAACAAAAGCCGTCGAACCGCCATTCAACCGAGCCAGCCCGGTTGCCGGATTGATGAAGTTATAACGCCCACGGACAAGAATGTGATACGAACCACCATCGTATGCAAATTTCGCAGTCCCGTTTGCGCCGGTCACCACCGGAGAACCAGCGGAATCAACACGAGCCACAACACCGTCGCCGTTGTTCCAGCTCATAAAGTTGATGACTTTAATCAAGTCGCCAGTTTCACGTTTAATGTCGCGAGTCAGTCCCGTAACGATACTGGTCTGAGAACTCATCAGAGCCTCATACTCATCGCGGGAATAGCCACGCCCTTTCGAGTGACGAGTCCAAAAGACTCGCATATTGATGTCACGCGGGAAGCTGAACGGCGCGTATTTCCCGCCTTCAGCAAATGAACGGTTGGAAGGATTCGCTTCGACTTCGGCGACAATACGAACACCACGCGAGTTCGTTTCCATCGCTTCGCCTTCTTCGATTCTTCCGTAGAATTTTGCGGCCCGGTTGACGTAGCTGTACAGACCTTTGGCAATGATTTCCTTAAACAGTGCCTCAGCTACCTCTAAACCAGCATATTGTTCTGCCATTTTGACTTACCTCTGCGGCAGCAGTTGGTTATCGTGGACTCGCCGCGCGTGTCAGGAGCCTTTCCTGAACCGCTTTCAGCAACATTTTCGGATCAAACGGCCCGTTACCGTCCGCCGAAGCAGGTTGAGTCACAGTTCCAGATGCTCCCGGCTTTGTAGCCGAGTCAATTTCAGCTCGCCCAGGTGGAATCGGCGGAGTCGCGGCTTTGACAGCCTTTGTCCGTTTCGCATCCACCATTTCAACAGCTTCGGCCAGATACCCGGCAAAAGCCGCTGATGCCTTGCGCTGACTCGCTGCCAGCACAGGCTGTTTCGTTTGTTGATATTGCACTCCCAATTTGTACTGTTCGAGAGCTTTCGCGTCTTGATTGAATTCGGCAAAAGCCATACGAAGAACCTTTTGCAAATCAGCTTCTTCCCAGCCTTCCAGCTTTGCGAAAGTCTGATCAACCACACCGCCCATCATCGCGCGCTCAGCGTCGGCAATGATTTGCTGTTGGCTTGCCTGCTGCTTTTGGGCTTCCGTTTGCGAATCCTTCTGTTGAAGCTGCTGAAATTGCGCTTCTATTGTCGCCAAACGCGCCTGCATTGCCCGTTCACGCGGCGACAAATCTTCGTCATCGTCCGGCGACAGCAAATAGTCCTCTTGCTCAGAATCGGCTTTCACATAGCCCTTTTCTTCTGCCCACTTGGGATTGTCAGCAAGATACTGTTCGGCCATCAGTTCGCCATACCTGGCATATTGTTGCCAGGTCAAAGCCGAAAACTGGTCAGGAGTTAATATCTTTAGCAGTGCATCTTGGAGCTTCTCGCCGAGGACTTCCGGTTCAGCATCTGTTGTCTGAATTGCTCGCACAAGAGGAATGAGCTGCCGCGCTCCATCCTCACCACCCAGATCGTCTACAAGCGGGATCAATGGCGGTTCGTCTGCAATTGGTTCAGCAACCGGCGTTGCCACGTCTTCGGCAGGCTTCAAAGCTTCACCCGCTGGCAGTTCTGCTGCCTCTGCGGCTTTCACTTCCGGCTCTGCTTCATCTGTCATGACTGGTTCGGTTCTGCCTAACCAGTCCAAACTGTTTCCAAAATCTACGTTTTCCATAAGCCTCCATTGCTTCCGTTCGCTTGGTTATGCGGTTGCGACCGCTTACGGAGCCATTGGTGTTGGTTTGTTCCCTTGCGGAGTGCTGGTTGCGCCCTTTTGAGGCATCCCCGGCATCGGCTGTTGGGACATTTGCTGTTGTGGCGCACTCCCCGGCATTGGCGCAGGTTGCGACATTGCTGGATTTGGAGTACCAGGGACAGCCGATGGCCCCATAGGATTCAGCGCCATAGCTGAAACCATGTCTTCCATCGCTTTCATTTCCATCGCTTTCCGATGGCGCGTCATAAGATCGTTTAGTAACAGTTCAGCCAGCGGCGAAAGATGCCGACCAGCGTCTGTTTTCAAGAAATCAACAACTGTTTCGATGCAAACCGGATGATCGTCAACCCGATACCTGACCGGCGCAACATTCGCACCCAGTATCAAAGCTTCTTCAGGTGACGGGCCTGATGGTTGATCCATCGGCTGCCCAGATTCATCAATTTGGCCTGCTTGCTCGCTGGTTTCCGCAAATTCCATCAGGTGGACAATGTTCAGAAGCGTGTTTCGCTCATCTGCACCCACCTGTTCAGCCTGTGACGGTAGATTGAGCAATTCCAGTCCCAGCCGCCTGATCGAGCGCGGGATTTCTGGATTGAAAATACCCAGCGGCAGTCCGCCCATCAGCAATGCCGCTTCCAAATCACCCCGCTGTTCCAGCACAGAGCGAGGAATCCATGACTGCGGACGCGCCTTGATTTCCAAATCCGCATCAATGTCACACTGTTCAAACATCTGAAGTTCGTATTCCGAAAAGTCTGACAAACGCGGAAAATAATACTGAGCCAGATTATGCCTTTTGACGACACGAAGCTGCTGTTTGCCTGTCTTTACGTCAGCCTCAGCCTTACGATTAAGCTTTGAAACGTGCTGAGCAAGAGCTTGATCCCGTTGAATCTGCATTCCGCCCAGTGTGTTAGTGTGGACATCTGGAAGACCGGAAGCCGTCGAAAAGGCTCCACCAGCGAGCAATTGCATATCGCCTTTGAGCATTTCAAGGAACCCAAAGGTATCGCCACCGACTGGCCTACCTTGTGGTTGCCAAACTGCCGAACCAATCCCGTTTTGTGGAGCCGCCTGCTTCAAAACAGCGACCATTCCCGGCTTGTTGCTCCAGTCCGAACGCTTCAGATAGTTGGGATCAATAACCGTTGGAGGCGTCGTGTTGTGCATGATGTGCTCATAGACGAGGCTGAACACTTCGTTCTGCATTTCCTGCCCTTGAATCACATGATCAATCCCATAACCCCAAATTGCATCTGGAACGACTTCCCATCGGTTATGCGTCCACACGTCTCCCTTGTCTTCAGGGGCTACTTCAAGCTTTGTCTGACCGCATTGCGCGATGTAAAGACCATTTGGGAACAAATCAATTGCACGAGTCCCTGCCTGAATCACTTCACCATTGGCAAGCGTTTCGGCTTGAGCAAAAATGTAATGTGCATATTCTTCTGGTCGAAACCAGTATTGCCGGAAACGCCTAAGTTCTTGCTGTGCAGGAGTTGTGTTGTAAGCCGTGATGTGTCCGCCGACATTACCAGGTGATTGCTGAATTTGCGCTTGAGCCAACAAAGGCGTTTCACCGGTATGAAGCGCAGCCGTTTCAGTAATTTCAGCCCACGGAAATGCTGATCGTAGCTTTGAATAATCAACAAATCGTTCACGGCGAAGCCACGCGGCCAAGACTTCATTTTCTGCCGAGATAGGCAATTTGATTTCAAACGGGTCAACAATACTGGTCTGAACATCCGGCGTCTGCTTGTTTTCAAAGCCGTTGATCTTTGTAATGTCCGTTTCAGCACCTTGGACAATTTCAGTCGCATCAGAGCCACATTCTGGACACTTTTGAGGCCCGACATCTTGACCATTTTCGACGCCGTTTGGCATTTCAGTCATTTCCGAGACTGAACCGCACTCCAAACAGACCGCTGACGATCCCATCAACTGAATCCTGACCTTCTCTGTCACCGGCTCTTTCCGGTATTTGCCGGTATTTGCCGTGCAGATCGTGTAACGGAAGGTGTTTCCGAGCAGGATTGCAAATTTTCCATCGCGCTCAATCGAAGTCGCCGTAATCTGATCCTGTTGAATGATCTTCAGCATTTCAGCGGCTGGACGACTTGCCAATCGCATATCCATCCGACCACCACGCGCTGTCACGTCAAGAATCGCCTGCGACCTCACGTAATCTTTCAACAAGGCATTGACAAAGTATTGAAGCAAATTGACAACGTAAATCGGGTCACCAGGATTTCGCGTGATTGTCTGCCACGCCCCCGCATCGTTGACAAACCCCAGTTGTTCGCCGATGAAAAACCGCATCACGGTCAGCCATTTCCGATGACGGGCAATGTTTGCTTGGGTATCAGCGCGATCAACCTTGTCTGTCAAAGAGCTTAAAAACGTGTCCCAATTCTGATGCGGTTCCAAAACGCTACGCCGATGCGCCGATTCGCTCGGAACAAATCTCCCAATCCCTGCCTGTTCAGCAACGCTGCTTACTTCTATCATCTATTGAATTGCGCTCATTCGAAGGTATTCTTCGACACTGGCTTCGATCATTTCATCAGTAATTGGTTGGAACTGGCTGGCCTTGAATTCATCAATGGCCCGTTGCATAGGATGAACGAACGTGGGAGCGACCATAAAGTCACTCCCATCATTCATTTCTGCTGACTGCGGAGGCTTTTGGGAAGTGTTCCCAGCCAGCATACTCAATAATTCACGCCTTTCGGCAGCATGAAGCTCTCGCTCATGGGCAATCGTCGTGCTGTATTGACCGACGACCTCATTTAGCTGCTTTTCCGCTCGCAATGCCCGTTCTTTCCAGTGATAAACCTCAGTGAAAATCCCAGGCAACAAGGCGCGAATCCAATCCAATGACCACCCCTTTTTAGAATCGTCCGGCATTCAGAAGTCCCACACCTGTAAAGCCAGGAATGTAATCTTGAGCCAGAGTTACCAGCGCAGCGCGCAGATCATCCCCAGCGGCAGAACCGCCAGCGGCTTTAGCTGCCGCGAACACCGCGTCTGTAATCAGAATGTCAGTATATTGACTTCCATTCACAGGCACTTGAATTGCCACAGGGCTGCCAGTCAATCCCGCTGCGGTAACAGTGATAAGGATGTTTCCATCAGTTGTCGGCGCACCGGTAACAGTCAGAGTCTCAACTTGCCGAGTTCCAGCCACACCCGCAGTTGTATTCGCCGAAGTCGCAGCAGTTGTGATACCCGTACAAGTGCCGTTGTCCAGGCTGATGTTCAGAGTTGCATCATTGGCAACGCCAGCAGGCGAAGTCCTTGTCAGCGTGATGGCAGTCGTTGAACCACCGACCGTAAACAAAGCCGCAACCGCTGAATCAGCAGCCAGAGCAGTGCGAACTTTATCCGCCCACTGTGCAGCCGTGTCACCATTCAAAACAGCCACACTGATCGTCTTTGGCGATCCAGTCATTCCGGCAGCCGTGACAACTACAGTCGCGTTGCCAGAGCCAGTGATTGAGCCAGCGGCTGTTGCCGTTTCGACTTGAGCCACCGGAGCGACACCAGCAGTCGTGTTTGCCGATGAAGTCCCGGTCATGCCAGTCGCGGAGCCGTTCGCCAGCGTTACATCCATTGTTGCGTCATTCGCTGCGCGAGTAATCGCCGTCAAAATGACAGACACACCTGTCCCTGACACCGTGAAAAACGCAGCAATCGCAGCGTTCAGCAGTAGTGCATTACGGACAGCCGCAGCAACAATTGAGGCTGAGTCGCCCTCTTCGCCACCAGCAACGGACGAGATTGGTTGTAAAACTTTGTTGAGCGCGCGAATCTGAAAGTATTCGCTTTTATGAAGATTGTTGTAAGGTGATTCGCCGTCTGTCAAAGCCAACAATGCGGCCAGGACAGTCCGACCATTGGCAGGTGAAGGAGTTTCAAACGATGATTGGACGGCAGCCGCACCCGTTAAAACTTTCAACCCTGCAATCGGAGGCCGGAGAAAGAATTCCCCGACGCTTTGATGTGCTGTTTTTGCCATTTATCCTCATTGTCTTCCCATAGCCTCCGAGGATTGATGTTTGCGTTTCCGCCGTGCAACGGCAAGATACAATTCTCTCAATGCTTTATCAAGAGATTTAGTTGTCCTGTTGGGACTCGATTGCAGCTTTAATTTTTTGCTGCAACACGTCTTCGTCAACAATATCAGGGCGCAGATACTCATGTTTAGCATTCGCAGGCTGCGCCTTGTACCTGTTCATTCGTCCGTAATAGCTTTGGAGTGCGTGTTTTTGCTCCATTTCAGACATCTGCTGATAAACCGGATTCGCCTTCAGCCGATCAACGCCAATCTGAATCCATGCGCGAACCATGCGATCATCGGCCACATCTTCAGGAGCAATCTTTTCCAATCGAGCGCGCCCTTCAGTGGATAACTCCTGATGAAGCAAAACCTTCTTACGCTCTTCAGGCTGCCCAATCAGGTTTGGGTCATCAAAAAATGAATCAATAATTTTCCGGTTTGCCTCACCAGCCATAGACGCTCGCACATTGTAGCTTTCCGCCGATTCATCGGACTCACGCTTCGGCAAGTTCAACCCAAGACCCATATCTTTCACTTTCTTCAATGATCTGTCTTGAACTTGTGGCTTTAATCCCAAGATATTAAACGGATTAGATTGAGGCATCGGCCTCCCGGCTGGGCCAATCTTGGGCGGCATTTCATTACGAACTCCAGGAATTGCCGTCTTTGCCTCCCCAATGACGCGATCTACAAAAGTGCGCCCCTCTTCTTGCGTATCACGTTTCACATCGTCAGTCACTTGAGCGACATCACGCAAAACACCCAAAGACGTAAACGGCCTTGCCAGTCCGCGCGCTGTTCCTTCCATTCCGGTTCGCTGATAATCTTCAACTAATCGCTTCACACGATCCAACAAAGGGAACTGAGCAATTACTGCATTTGGAATCGCCAACCGTTTTCGTTTTGAATAAGCATCATCTTTTTCACCTTCCCTGCGCTCAAAATCCTTCGCAATTTGTCCACCAACTGCGACACCTTGACCGACTGGCCCCAATCGCTTCGTTGACATCTGAGCATCGCCTACGGTAACACCGCCAGGGTCTTCGCCAAGCTGATCCTGCATCATAGCCTTACGCCAATCATCATCACGCGAGCCAAAAAAACCAATCATCCCTTGTGCTGCCAAAGTAGCGAACAAAATGTACAGCGAGGTTCCTACCGTACTTTGTCCCATCGTGCGAATCATGCGAGCGGCTTCTTCAGGCTCAACAGCAATTCCTGTGTCTTTGTACAATTGTGCGGCTTTCACGCCTTTGAAGCCTTCATACAGCCCACCCCACGGCGCATAATCCCACAACGCTGCTTTAGCCGCTGCGGCTGGAATTCTGGTAAACGGGACAACCAAATCGAGCAATCCGATCAATGGTTTAGACAGCGCACTTTTTGTCTTGAGATAATTCTTGCCTTTGTTAAAAACTTCAACCAAAGTTGTTGCTTCATTATGAATTACGTTGTTGGCTTCTGCGCCCGCAATCACAACCATCAACGGTGTTGGGTCTTTCATCAACCCCTGTTGATAATCATCTCGTTCTTTATCGCTCCAACCTTTCTCCTTTGCCTGACTGTCAGCAATCTGCTTTGCCTGTGCGCCCAATGACCGCGCAAACACCCACGACCGCACCGGAGCATCGGCAGCACCTTGAAGGTCAAAAACGAATTGCAGTGCTAAATCAAAGCCACCCCCAATACGAAAATCGCCAATAACCGGAGTCCGAGGCCGACCACCAGAATCATATTTATCCACTCCACCCAAGACAGAAAAAGATTTTCGGTCTTCCTTGTCGCGCTCCATTTCGACCACATGATTCGCAAGATCAATCTGCATATCCACTTTTGAAGCGTGATATTTGAAAGCATTTTTGAAATCAGCCAAAGCGAGACTAGCTCCCTGCTTTGATGCCTGAATTAAAGTCCCTGCACTGAATCCCGGCGCTTTCGTATCAATGCCCCACTTCTTTGCCCAAATCTTGCTGTAAATTGGTCGAAACAGCTTGCTTGCTTCATTGGCTGTTGCCGAGGCAATCCCTTCGACAATGTTGGCAACCGGTATGTGCGGGGCAGAAAGCAAAGAAGCTCTCGCAATAGTTGTCACGGTGTCAATTGTATTTTTCAGCTTCAAGCGAGACAGATCACGCACGATTGAGAGCCGAGCCTTATCCATCACCTTTTCAGCTTCTAAAAACTGCGGACTTCCCGGCTTTGCCTGATTCATTTGAGCCGAAGCAATAAACGCATTCTGCAATGAAGTGTTTATTCCGCTCAGGAACTCAGCTTGACGGACTCGGTATTTATTTGCCCCATTAACCAAACCAATCTTAGACTTGATTGAAATGGCTTTTGCATAGGGCAACCGCAGCACTGATCCAGTCTTTTCCCCACGACGCCCATGAGCCTTTACAGCGGCTTTCGTGCCTTCCTCGCGCTCCGTTCGGTAATAATCAAGAGACACGCCTTTTTTTGCAGCTTCTATTCTATCGGTAATCTCGTTTTGCCACTCCCTGACATTCAATCGGAGCCGATCTTGTCGCTCAATACCCGGCAATACTTGCTGTTCATCTGATCCCTTTACACTGGAAAATTCGGGCGCTTCTTCACCGGGACGACGGACGTTTTCGGCGTTGGTTCTTTCGTCAATTGTGAGCTGCGGCCCTTTAACTGGCTCCGTGCTTTCAAACGGTTCGTCCGCGCTCCGACGACGAACTTCTTGCGCGCTGTCTTTTTGTCCGCTTTCATCAGTTCCGCGTACTCTTTGGCTTTGGCCGCCAAGGGAGCGAGGTCTGTTGGTTCCGCCACTTTGGGCTTGTTCTTGTTCAATTCTCTCTCTAAGGCGTTCTTTAACACTTTGCGCTCCTTTTGCTTTGGCTTCCTTTGCTTTCGGTAAAAGCCGGTCAAACTTCTCTAACGCTTCGATGCCGTGTTTCTCGGCCACGCGCTCGAAATAACTTGCGAGCCAGTTTTGGGCTTGTTCGTGGTCAGCTTCCGTCCTGATGCCCAGATCATCGAACTTACCCGCAGCGATCTTGGCAGCAATCTCAGCCGCCAGTGTTTCAGGATCGTCTGGATAACCCAGTTCGATCAACTTCCGCCGATACTTCCCAAAGCCTTTCGAGCTTTGCGCCCACGATGATCCCACCAGAGCCACAGATTGCCCGCTGACCTCTCTTTGCGACCAGTGGAAACCTTCTTCCCGAATGTCACCTTTGAGATTTTCAGCGGCACGTTCTCTATCTGATCGAATGCCGGATTGCTGACGAGATTCATAAGCCGTCACGTCTACGATGTTGAATGTACGCTGCTTCGGATTCGCTTTGAGTAAATCGCGGAGTTCGGTTACGAATTGCTCAGCGCCTTGACGATGTTCAGCAGTTGAACCAGGTTCGGCTGATGTTCCAAGCTGCTTCGACGCAGTTTCAAGGTATGTCGCAATTTGCGAGACTTCATCCCGACTCAGATTGATTGCGTTGACGTTGGAGTGGTCATCACCGAACACTTCAGTAAGGGAAGCTCCAAGAATAGAACGCGCGTAATCATTGACGTACATTCGTGCGCCACGGCTTCCACGATACTTGACGATTGCCTGTGAATTACTGAAAACATCGTAGGGATTCGCTAACTTGCTCGCTGGCCCGCCTGCTTCTCGGCGCGAGGTCGAAAGGTTGGCTGAATCATCAAAAGTTCCACGATTGCCCGTTGCCGACTTCACCTGTCTGGGATCAAACACTACCCACTCACGATGCTCAGGCGATTCGTTACTTGCACGATTTAGCCGGGTAATGCCGTCATAGCCCATTTCCTGAAGCTTTTGATTGACTGCCTCTTTGTCATCGCCCAGACGCTTCGCAAGCTGCTTGTACATCATTTCGTTGGTTGGACGGCTCCCAAAGCCCATTTCTTCCAGATCAACATTTGGACTTCCAAACGCAGCCGCAATCATCTTTGGCTCTGCTGGCCTGTTCACATCAAGCGGGTTTTCGATTCTGGCGTAAAGTTTGTAGACCGATGGAGTCCCGGCTGATTCTTGGCCACGAGGATGCAAATGCCCTTCAGCGTAGCCTTGTGACGCAATCTCTGGCGATTCGGCCATGTAGAAACCAGGCCCGAAGTGTGAGCCAGTCAGGAAACGCGACGGATCAACAGCTTCAATCTCGTTTCGGGCCTGTGTGCCGTGATAGAGAGGCATCGGCTTTCCAGCCCGATCAACAACCTTGGAATCACCAAACCATCGCTTAAATTCTGGCGAGCTTTCAACGCTCTCCCGCGTCCGCCTCGACGCTGGCGGCGGCATAGACGATGGTGCATCAATTTCAGGATCGTAAGCAGCCTGCACCTTGTTTGCCGACTTCGCGGTAATCGCCATTCCAGCAAGCCCAGTGTCGCCTTCGTAATCGGCAAGAAAATCTTCAGCTTTACGACGCTGAAACGCCTTCCAAACTTCCATCTGATCTTTGGCAGCTTCTTCAATTTCCGGCAATCTCTTTTCCAGAATACCCTCGACATCAGATGGTTTGATGGCTTTTTCGCGCAAATCACGACGCAATTGACGACCAAGAGCAGAGACAGCACGAACGTCAACTCCGTTGGCCTGAAGCGGTTCGCCTTCTTCGGTACTCTCAGCTTCTTTTGCCTTCAGTCGTTTATTCACTGCATCCGACTGAGCGCGAGTTTTCTGCAATTGTTCAGTAAACGGGAATGGAGTATCGGTAACAGCTTGAAGCTTGGCTAAATCGTCCTGCAACCCAGGTATAACCACTTCCTTAATGTGCTTTGCGTCTGCATCAGAGGCTAACCCGCTGATCCTTTGTTCAATTGACTGAAGAGTACCGGAAAACTCCGTTGTATTGACATTAAACTTGATACTTGCAATCTCGGAGCCTTCAATCGGCATCTCAATATCAGAGTTACCCCAGCCATCGTCCATCAACCTCAAGCCCTTGTAATAACCAAGCACGGTTTTTTCATGCTTATCCTTGCTGAACAGATAAGCCGATGAAATATCTTTAGCAGCGTCTTTACGATCTTCTATCGTCTCTTTCTTCGTATTCTGGTAGGCAAACTCTTTCTCTTTAATAGCCTTTGCTGCCGTTGCTATCCGTTCAACCTGATCCGCTCGCCGTTCCATTGCCGCAATCCGATCAATAATTCGCGGGATTTCCTGTTTACGTGTTAAAGCTTCAGAATCGTGAGCCTGTTGCATCATCGAAAGCTTAAAAACTTTCGCATCCAACTCAGCTTTTCGCAGATAGTCGCCATCACCAGAAGCAGCAGCCGCAATCTGGTCGTAACTCAACGAATCATCATCACTGTCTTCCCATTCGCGCGCGGCATCTTCGCCAGGTTTCTGCATAAACGCCGCGATACCCTGTTGTTTCCGCGCAATCGTTGACCACTTTACGCCATCAAATGAGCCTGTGGTCACATAAGGCAAAATCTCAATCTCTTTGTTTTCATTGCCCTGACGCCAAGCCCGCGCTTCTGACTGTTCGACAAGAGCAGGCTTCCACGGCACATCAAACTGATGGACTGCCGCCAACTTCTTCTGAGCATTGATGCCCGTTCCCATGTTCTCACGATGACCAAGAGCAATCAGAGCCTCACCACTGTTCAAACGAGCAACAGCGTTTTCAACCTTTTTATCGGTATCCAGCTTGGAGAAATTTATAATCTTGTCACGCGGAATGCCGCCAGCCTCAAGCTTCTTGATAATTTCTTCGTACAGGTGAAAGCCCCAGGCATTCGGAGCCACACCGGAATCACAAAAGATCATCTGAGCATTGCCGGGTTTCTCTTTCAGGATACGAGCAACATTCTCGGCCAAGGCTTTGATCTTACCACCCTCTTCTTTGTACCCAGGCAGCACCATTCGCGGATCAAGAGCCATTTGCATGCCGTCAGAAGTCAAAACAAGATAGTTATCCTGCCAAGGCTCGACTGATCGGTTTTTGATTGCAGTCGCACGTTCCCTTAGAACCTGCATAAACGCGGCTTGAGCTTCCGTTTGTGAAACCTGAATAACTTTATCAATTCGCTTTGGTCGAACGTCCAAAATGCCTGTCTCTTTGGCTGTTTTGACATCAAGTGTCATTCGGGACATCACTTGAAGCTCTGGCAGGTTTTTGAACTTCGACATGCGCGAAACAGTTTTCCATTCACCGGTTGCACCCATTTCCAATGCTGGCACAGTCTCGGCAAACTGCCTAACCCACGCATCAAATGATTCAACGCCAGATTCTTCCAGCAAATCAGGCTGAAGAAACTTCGCCATGATCCAGGCTTCAACCAATGTGTTGCTTACCGGCGTTCCAGTCGCGGCAATCAAACCACCACCATTCTGAATTCGTTGGAGATAACGAGCGCGCATCAACATATTTAATGCGCGCTGACTATCACCAGTCGGGACACCTTTGACCTGACCAAGCGCAGTTACCACCGGGAGAGATTTATACTTGTGAAACTCGTCCACAAACAGAAAATCAATTCCAGTGTCCTCAAAGCTAATTGCATCGTCTTTTCGCTCAGACTTCAGGGCATCATTGATTTTGGCTTCCAATTTGGAGCGACGATTTTCAATCTGTTTCAGCACTCGCTTTGACGACGCCGCCGCGCCTTTTTCGGCTTTCATCGCGTTGTAAACAACATTAACCTCATCAAGCTCAATCTGAAGCATTTCAGCTTCAAATTCTGGCTTCATTTTGAGCATGTCCATGTTGTCGTGAGTCATCAGAATAAGGTCATGATCACCCGTCGCTACCTGACTCATCGAAGTATTCCGCTTTTGGGCATCACTTGAATCTATGACATGAACCTTCATCAATGGGAAGGCATCACGAGCCGTATTCTTAAAAGCGTTTATGACCTTTTTCGGAACTGCAATCGCTGGCTTACGGGCAATTCCCATTCGTTTCAACTCACTGGCCGACGCGAGCATCGCCAAAGTTTTGCCCAACCCAACCTCGTGAGCCAACAATCCGCGCTTCTCAATCACAGCACGAAACACAGCCGCAACCTGATGTTCACGAAGCTTTATGTGCGCTGCCAAGCCAGGGACAGTCCCACCACCAGTCTCATCAAGCATAAACTTGACATCGTACTCGGCTGGCCGCTGAGAATTGAACAGATCGTTGTAACGATTAAGCAACCGTTCGCGCCGTTCGTCGTTCTCCCACAACCATTCTCTAAAACGCTTCTTGATTGCTTCAAGCTTTGTATTTGCGGCTTGAGTTTTTTCAGGATTAAAGACTTGAATAGTAGTACCGTCAAATTTTCTCATTGTCTCAGTAATCCTTGCAGACTTTCCAGACAAGGCCAGATCAAGCAAATCAGAGAAAGGCGCGCTCGGAGTCCCCCAAGTTGTCATTGCTTGCGATGAAGCCTTTGCCCTTGCGGAAGCATCCATCCCGACATTGAATGATCCGAGCTTTCGGTCATAGTGAACCCTGATAGATGACGGATCATCACCAAACAATTCAGCCACAAAGCGCGAAATCACATCTGGCTCCATCCAAGGAGCACCCATTTCAACCGCAATTTGAGTGTGCTGAATATCGCGCGGAACAACGTTTTCAAGAACGTCAACATTTGCTTGAAAAAAGGAATCCGACGCAGCGGCAATTTTCGCTTCGGCCAACTTTCGCCGAACATTCCCAGAAAGATAATGGGCGGCCAGTTCCCAGTTACCTTGCGGAGTCTGGAAAGCAATCTTTCTTGCAACCATCTCTTCGGCTACGGTCTGTTCATCAAGTCCCAAATCAGCAGCAATCTGGGAAAGGATTATTTCCCCGCGTGTCTGAAAAGATTTAACAACACCTTCCTCTACATTCGCGGGCTTGCTGAACGCTAAGCTGCCAACAACCGTCGCTTTCGTAAAAACTGGCTGCTTCTTCGCTGTTTTTTTCTTTGAATCGTAGGACTCAAGAGCCATCAAGCGCGGTAGGTCAGGGTCGCCAGCCATCGCTTCACGATTCTTTTTGTCGCCTATCGGGCCATACTTGCCAACAAACTTATCGTAGGCTGAATTCAAGTCTTTTCTGGCCGTTCCTATCGGTGCGCGGCCCATCTCGCCATCAATGAGAGCGTCAAAAGCGTCACGAATCGCAATCAAACCCTCAACGCGGCGAATCCTATCCGGCGTTCCTTCGACTTCAACCAGACCACCAGACACATTCTGCATCAACTGGCCATCTTTGACGACATAACCGCCATCTTTGAACTTAACCCCAGCTTCGCGCGCTGACACTCGCGCAGACGGAGCGTAGTCGGTCATTATGCCGCTTGGAAGTGCTGCAATCGCTTCAGTAAATCGCTGTTCAAAGTCGTCAGTTCGATCAACATTCGCGCGGCCAGGGTACATGCGATTTTCGCCGTTGAAGTCACCAAGCATGTTCTGACGATTCGCGGCCATCCAACTATTGACCTGAACAGGCGCATAAGCCAATCCTCGTGGGTCAGGAACTTTCGCCGTTTTTGTCCACAACGGAGCAACTGGAACATTCTGGGAGCTTTTATTGACCGCCTCCATCAACGCTTCTTGTGCAGCTTCCTGAGACTTGAAAACACCTAGATTTTTTTCGCCTTGATAGGCTTCAAATTGACCTTTCCCGTAAGGGAGGATGCCCAAAGTAATCGGCCCCACTCTGGCCGACATTCCACCTTTAACATCTGTTTCCCACTCAAACGGTGCGGCCATCTGATCTTTGGACACTTCACCCGGCATTCTCTTTCGCAGGATAATCAAATCGGTCACAACCGAAGTCAGCGCAGTCTTTCCAAAGGTTTCAGCCGGAAAGCGAATTGCAGTGACCAAATCAGCCTGTTTCGCTAGTTCTTTTCTGACGACTTCACCCCGTTTGCTGTCCATCGTTCCGGTCGAAGTAATGAACATCACCAGGCCGCCAGGACGAACCTTGTCCAGCGCCTTCAAGAAGAAATAATTGTGAATTTGTGGCAGGAGTTTGTTGTAGCGATTGTCCGAGATTCGATATTCACCGAACGGAACATTGCCCATCGCCAGATCAAAGAAATTGTCTGGCGCGTTAAAGTCTTCAAAGCCTTGAACGTGAATGTTCGCATCTGGGTAAAGCAATTGCGCCATCTGGCCGGTTGTTTTATCCAGTTCGACACCTGTAAACGTAGTCTTATCTCTCAAGTGCGCTGGAACCAGGCCGAAGAAGTTACCACTGCCCATTGACGGCTCAAGCATCCGGCCTCTCGTGAAACCAAGCTTCTCGGCGATTGTCCACATCCGATCAACAATCTGAGGGTCAGTGAAATGGGCATTTTTTGTCGAAGCAGACGCGGCCTTGTAAGCATCCTCGCCGATAAGTTCTTTCAGTTCTTTCTGACGTTCGTACCACTTTTGAGCTTCTTTGTAGTTTCCGTAAGGCGGGGCAAACAAGTCTTTGATGCCACCAAAACCGGCATAAAGAGCCATCACTTCTTGTTCTTCTACAGTAGCTCGCCGACCTTCCATCACGATTTGGCGCATCGTTTTGACAGCATCAATGTTCTGCTTGTATTTGGTGACAGCCCCACCAGAGCGGATTCGGTCAGCAATTTCAGGAGTTATCGCAAAACTCGCCCCGGTCAGGACAGAGAGCGGTTGCGGTTTTGTTTTGACTGGCTTCGGTTTGGGTTCTGGCTCAGCTTCAACTTCTGGGACTGGCTCAGGCTCGACATTTTCAGCAGCAGCCTGAACAACGGTTTCAGCAGCAGCAATCGGCTCAGTCAGTTCTTCTACTTGTGCAAGTTGCTTATCGCCTTCGACGCGGCTCTGTTCATCGCTTGGCTGTAATTCGTCGTCGGCAAAGAGCGAAGCGGTTTCGGCTCGTAGTCTTCTTCGCTTTCCTCGTGAAGTATTTCGAGCAGGGCTTGATCCAGACTTTCTCCCGTCTGTTTTTTTCGGTTGTTCGCTTTCACTCTCAGTTGCTGAGCTTTCTCCAGCGCTTCCGGCTCCGGCAGGTTGGCCGACTTCATCAGGTTCTGCGCTAACAATAGATCGTTCATCGGTTACCTCCTTGGCAGATTCTACGCCTGTTGGCTGCAATTCTGCTAAAATAGCATCAACTTCTTTGGCCAAGTCTTTTCGGTTGTCGGCGATGTAATCTCGCAATGCAGCATGATGACGCGGCAAAGCTTCATCAAACAGACGAAAGACATCCTGCTCTCGCAGTTGTTCGATTGAATCAGCAGCCAACTGGATAAACTGTTCGGGCTTGAACCTATCAGCATCTTTTTCAGATCGAGTATCAGGGAAGGTAGATGGAGCATCCCCGTCCTGTTCCACCTTCCCTGATTTCGCCGCGGCAGCTTTTTCAGCAGGTTCCCCCCGGTCTACTGGTTCCACTTCCGCAGCTTGCACATCAGACGATTCACCCAACGTCTGAGGCGCATCCGTTGACGAAAACCGCGCTTGTTCCGTTTTGGCGCGGTAGCGTCGTTTCATCACATCCGCATTTGTTCCAGTGACGACTGATCCGTCAAAGACTTCGCCGGACTCAGCATCACGAGTGACCATTGTCCACTTGCCGTCAGACTCCCACAATTCGAAATCAAGCTCCCCAATGCGCTGAATCCGATCAAGTTTGTACTTTTTGCCTTCTTCCAGCTTTTTAACATCCCCGACTTTCGGCAATGGACGCAACTCGGAATCCGTGTCCCCAATTTCTTTCTGAGATTCAACAACCTGATATTCTGGCCGACGACTTGAGTTAGACGGCACAGCAACATCCACTCCCCCGTTGCCCTTTTCAGTCGCAGCTTGTGGAACATTCGCCACCGCTTCAGAAACAGACAACCCACGCTTCAGTCCATCAAAAACACGCTCAGTCTCTGCCTTATCTTTCCCCAAAAGCGGATAAAGAAGATTCTTAACCGCTGCTTCCCTCGCTTGGTCACCGCGCCAATTAGCAGGAGCGCCAGTCTCTAAAGCCTGTTCAATTTGTGGAACATTCGCCGTTTCACGTGAAACATCAGTTGTTTCACGCTCGGCAGCCTGTTCAACCAATTGCTGACCAAGTTCAGCCTTCGGAGCCGTCGCCTTCGTGTGAGAAGCGCCCAACGCTGGCAATCTCTTTGCTTTGACTCGTTTTTTGCGTTCCTTGCGAATCTCAATCAGCTTCGACACCAAACCCTTGCGCTCAGCCTCGCTAATGTCGAATCCGCCGAATTCCTTCCCGCGAACAGACATATTTTGAAGGTTTTCAATCTGCTCCATGTATTCATCAAATTCAGAATCCAGCAGATTCGTGTGATCCTTTCCAAGCAGTTTGCGCTGTTCTTGGCTGAATCCTGATGACGGAGTCGCAGATTCAGCCTTAACCGGCACAGTCTCGGCTTGGGACTGCTTCACCGTGGGCTGAGTACTTGGATTTTGGGGAACGCCATACCTTTTTTGCCAGTTCTGAATGTCAGAAATATGTGCGGAAACGTGCCGTTGTTCGATGCCGTTCGCCCGCGCCCAGTCACGAAGTTCGTTGACGCCGTCAATACCGTCTTTCGAGTTCAGGTTGGTGTCATAAAGCTTCTTTAACAGGTCTTTCTTGTTCGCTTCCAGCACCTTGTAGGGCGACATCGAAACCCCAGGCTCAGCAGGTTTCATTGAGCGATTATCCGAAACATCATCGGCTTTCCCTGGCACAACCGCCGCTCGCTGCCGCTCAAATTCGATCAATGACCGTTCAATGAAATCGTCAGAAAACCCGGCTTTTTGTGCCGCAGCGTCAAATTTTCTGGCCAGCTCTTTCGTGAAGATCGTTTTGGGATTGTCCAATGCCCGGTAAACTTGCGTGAATGGATGCGCGTTATCAGCTAGCACTTCATCAAGTTTATCGCTGTCAGCCGCTTCCTGGTCGGTCATCTGGCTGCGCTGGTAATCAGCGTAAGACTGGGCTTCCGCCTTTTTCCTCTTCGTCGCGGCTTCCACTTCGCCAATAAACTCTTGCGGCGTTTCCGCAGTAGACAGCCCTTCAGACACCATCTGTTCACGCAGCAAATCGGCTGATTCGCCACCAGTTCGACTTATGAGTCCCGTTGTCCCAGATTCTTTGATACCAAGCCTGTCAAGTTCGCCTTTTTCAACAGTTCCATCACTCGCTGAAATCCCGCCAGCTTTGCGAACTTCGGTCAGCAGGTTGGCGGTTGGATCGTCAGCAATGTCCTCAAGTGGCTGTGCGTCAGACTGCCCAATCGCTTTCGCTAAGTTCTTGAACAGCGGCGACACGTTCTGCTTCAACTCTTCCACAATTGCGGCTTGCTGAGCCTGAGCTTCGGCCAACTGTTGCTCGACTACCGGAGCCTGCTGAACCGCTTGAGCGTCCACAGTTGAAGGGACTCGGCCCATCTGTTGAGCCTGCTGAACATTCAAAATCTGTTGTTGGACTTGGGCCTGCTGTCCCTGAAGCTGCTGAATCTGGCTGTCCATCCGCGCCATCGCTTCAAGACGGACGCTCAATTCTTCGACAGCTTTGTCCTCAGCCTGCGACACCGTTGTCGGATCAATCCCGACCGCCGCAATCGTCTGCGCTACTGGATGGTCAGGCTGTGTTGTCGCCAGTTGTTCGATTTGTTGGGCAATCTGTTTTTGCTTTTGCTCTGCCAGGTGAGCCGGAATGCCCATTGCCCCACCACCAGCACCCAGGAACAGCGCAGGAACGGCATTTTGCAGCGCGTTCATCGTAATCTGGCCAGCCGTCAGTTCCGGCTTCGTTTTGGCGTAATACTTGTCGCCCAAATCGCTTGTGGCTGATTGACCGCCTTCTTGAACAGCTTCAACCACACCTTCTTTGGTAACGTGGCCGAACATGCTGCCTTCCAGTTTCTTACCGACACCGCCCAGCAGCGATTCAGCACCAAGAGCTTCAATGCCGCCCGACGCAATCCGTGTCGCAGTCACTTGCTGCAACTGTTCAGGAGTCGCACCGCCAGCGCGAGCCCCATGATACCCTTCAGGGACTTCCATCGCAGCACCAGCAGCACCCGCGACCAGTCTTGGCGACAGTTTGAGCGCATTCCCCACACCACCAGCAGCCATAAACGGCAGCATTGAGCCAGCAGCCCCCGGCAACGTGTGCGACCAAAAATCCGCATTTAATGGATTGACTGTCTCTTTCGCATTTGGATCGCGCGGATAAAGTCCCTTCGCAGCCGCATCGCCAGCTTTGCTGATTGGCTCAACGTAATCTCCGACTTTCGACAAACTACCGTGCAACTGGCTTATCCGCGCCTGAATGCTGGCGCGTTCTTCTGGCGTTAGATTCGGGTTTTTGGCAAGCTGAGCCAAGCTTTTTGTTGCCTCCAGCGTGTCCGAGTTCATCACGTAGTCAGCAATACGCCCGAATCCTTCAGGTATCGAAGCCAAACCACGAGTCGCGGAATCCATTACACTGCTGATTGCGTCATCAACTCGACCGACCGGCGCATTGATGAATTCCTCATCAGGCTTCAGCCCGCCCGCAGCCGTTGTCAGGAATCGTCGCCCAAATCTGGTTAACGGATTTTCGGATTCGACTTGCCGCCGCATACGCTGCAAGTCCATTTGCCTTTCAATTTCAGCAACCGGGATATGAGTCTGTCCAGTGTCAACGCCTTCAAGCTTCAATAACTGCGCTTTCTCGTTCCGCGCTCTGTTGCCTGCTTCTATCGCTTGCTGATCTTGGATTTTCTGCAACAATGACCGCTTCCGACTGGTATCCCTGCCAACAGATTCACCGCTTGCGACCAATGCGCGCTCAGCCATCTGTTCAGCTTCAGTTGGCCCGCCAAGAGACAGATCAAACTCATTTTTTGCTTTTGGACGTGGATCGAATGCCGATCCGGTCAACGGATTGCGAGCTGTCACCGTTCCCGACATCGTGCCAGTATTCGCACCCGGCTTTTTCGCACTGACCGTTTTGGCTTTCGCTTGTCGTTTGGGCAGTAAATCTTTTAGTGTGCGATACTTGGGCGGCTTCCCAGGCTGAACTTGTGGCTTTTGTTCTTCTACATTCCAGCCATCAGGCACATCTACGGCAAAGTTTGGGCGGGACTTACCGAAAATCTTCTCGACAGCAACTTGGTGATCGTCAACCGGCTCAATCTGCGTTGGAAGATCATATTCCGGCAACGTAAGCGGTTGCGGAGTCCCCTGTAGACGACGTGTGAAATCCTGAAATGGCATAATTGGTTATTTTGTGGGCAGTTCTTTGTTTAGAAATAGAGTCACCATCCAATCTACTTCGTCAACATCAATCTCATCTGCTTGCTCATTGAAACCTTGAGACCTTAAAAATTCAACGGTAGCAGAATGATATTTTTTGCCTTCTGCATCGCCATTCATAGCGATGATCATCGCTAACAGTCCCAAATAAGCAGTTGGTATTTTGATTTTTCCTACGCTTCCCATAAGCCCCCTAAAGTTTGGTTAATTTGTCGGAAGTTTGTTGCCCTTTGGAGGCCATCCAAACTGATTTTGTGGAGTCTGAAAAATGTTCGGGAATCGCTCAATTGGCTTTGTCGGTTCATCAGACGCCCCCCGACCGCGACCTGTTTTCTTGTCGGCAATTTCCTTGCGGAGCTTACGATTTTTCTCCCCTTCCGACACTCGAACTGCATTACTTTGGCCAGCTCGTTTATTTTGGCCAGACTGCCTTAATTCTTCCAGTTCCTTGCGATGGCGCGCTTCCATTTCCTGCTTTTCTTTGTCAAATTCAAACCGTTGTTGTGCTTTTTCAAAGTCCGCTTGTTTCTTGGCCACATCACGCTCAGCATCCGCCAACCGCTTTTTGTGAGCAATCTCTTCGGCGCTTTCTGTACGAGTCTCGGTATTCAAAATACTGGCATTCTTGAGCGGCGTTCCATCCGGCCCCATCACCTGACGAGTCTCACCTGATCGCTTATCGTAGAGCGACGGATACTCACCCCCAGCGACCGACGACCATTCAGGATCGTTCATCTGGTTGATCTTGGCCAGACGTTCGCGGTTTTGTAACTCAATCCCAAAAGACTTCTGCCGCGCGTCGTTCCGCTGCATTACTTCAGCCTGGCGCCGATGCGCTTCCGGCAAAACACGATACTGATAATCTAAGCCCTGAGCGATACCAGGTTTAATGGCGCCAGCAGCCAGACCGACCAACCCAGCGTAAGGCGAACCGGGATTCATCTGTGACGCAGCACCAGCAGCTTGAAACGCGGCCTTGATCCGTCCACCCACTCCCTTGACCTCTTTCGGATTGAAGGCAGGAGTACCGGGAATCTCTTCCATCTTCGGCGAAATATCTTCAAACCGAACTTCGCCAGCAACTTTTTTCTTAATTGCGTCCATCATTGAACGACCAGTCGTGGCAGCCGGAGCCGCGCCAGTTCCTGACGACATTGGCAATTCGCTTGATGGATTGGCTTGTTGTTGCGGCTGGATCATTGGGACAGCTTGCCCGTCAGTCCCCATTGGCCGACGACGGCGCATCGGATTTTGGCTTGGCCCACCCATCGGCATGCCAAACTCCATTGGAGTCTCGGCTACACCCGCATAAAGAGGCTTATTGATTTGATCGAGGCGTTGTCGGAAAGCTGGAAATGTCGGCATAGTTTGTCCCCTGTAGCCCCGCGACCGCATTGTAATCAAACAGGTTCAGATTGCAAAAGGGAAAAGCGTTAGACGCCTCACTCGCCTAACGCTTTCTTTTTGGAGACTTGGAGAAGTGCTTTCGCCCCTCTCCGTTCAGCGGCGCCCTCAGCCATATCTACGTGCCGCTAATTGCCCAAAGCTTACATCAGGATTGTGGCTTCTGGCAATAGTTCTTCGAGGTATGCCGCAATCTTTTCCATCTGGTTGTAACGCCATTTGTGGACGACTTGCTCAATCAAACGTACCTTGATTTCAGCCCCTTCCCTTTTCCAACGCATCGTGAAGACACCAGGGACAGCATCAACTTCGTAAAATGTCCGAATCGGTATCAGCTCCAGATTGAATGCCGTCGTATCAGCGTTTTTCCCATTGGTCACGCGAGACTTGACCGAAACATTCATCCCCATGCCGTTGTCTGTCAATTCGGTAATGTCTTCAATCTTCGTTGTTCGCAGCGTGTCGGATAACTGTTCGATCAACGACGTTTGCTCGAAACACTCTCGAATCTCAATCAGCGCCGTCTCAAGTGACACGTAATGACTGAGCATTGTTGGCACTCGCACATCCGCTCTCGCCAGAATGGTGACCTGATGGAGTTCCGGTTCGCGTATGTCAATCGCCACGACTTGCGAAGGGCTATCAATCCTCACAATGGCATCTGAATTTTTCTTCATCATGTGAGCAAATGAATTAAGCGTTGCAACGCTTAATTGGCTCAACGTTGGCCGAACGCGCGACTGTGCTGCTTCTACAATCGCCCCTTTGACAACAACAATTTGCCGCCCGTCCTGAAGCTTGATTACTTCAGGCTTTGCGCTATCAATGATTGCTTTAAGCAACTGCCCCTGATCTTCCGTGAATGTGCTTTCCATGGATGCCTCCTAAATAATTTGAATTGGCCGGAGTGCTGGATTTGAACCAGACTGAAGGCGCGACCTTCCGTGCTTGTAACGTAGTCTTTAAGTTTTCTACATTACTCTTTACACTACACCCCGTTATGCGATTATTTGAATTCCAAACGCGCCTGCTGGGGATTATCTTCGCTGATAACCACTTCGCCAGCCATCGGAGTAAAATAGAGTTTTGTTGTCGCAGGAGTTCGCGGAGCCAACTTGGTTGTGACTCCAACTTCGACATCAGCCCGCGACCGATCATCACTCGGCGCGAGCGTGACCTTAATCGTAATTTCGCGCTTCGTCTTGCCAGGATAATCGAAGGAAAGGATATTTTCGACCGCATCCTTCAACGCAGCCGGAAACTTCTCGTTAATTTCGCCCATTGCGAGCGTCCCTAATTGAACTGTTTCGTCCAACCCAATCGGGACACCCACTTCATCGCCTACGCTTGTTCTTGCCATAATTAACTCCCTGATGAAAAAAGCACGATAGCCCAGATTACCCAGACTACCAAGCAGTCAGTGGTTATGAAGTTCAGCAACTTCGTGAACCCCGTTTTTTCGTTACGCAGTCCCAAAGCAAGCAAGACTAAGATGCCTGTAACGAAAGTGAACACTCCAAAGTAAGATTCCATCCTGCAATTCCCTTACCAAAGAAATGTTTCCAGTCAAATTATAATGTTTCCACAGGCATGTTATTAACGTGCTTTTCTTTGTGGAAACATTTTGTGGAAACATTTGCTAAGTTGTTGATTTATCGTGTGGAAACATTGTGGAAACATTTTTCGGGGAACACTCAGGAACACCCGCAAAATCATCGCCACAATTTTCAAAAATTTCTCGCGGATCAATCTCGTTAGCGCCGGTTCTGAAGACCTCGGCAATGGTCGCTAACAGTTCATCGTGTGTCACTACTGGGAAATCGTCAGGCAGTGTTGCCATTTTTTTCGCGCTCCTTTTGCCGTTCTAAGAATTTTTTGGCGGTTCGATTTGCCTCGTAGTGAAGCACTTTTATCAGTTCATCAGGGGAGAGTTCGGTCATCAGTGCCAGCATATCAGCCCTCGACCAGTACCCGAAGTAGAGGTAATCAAACCCGACTGGCTTTTTGCTGACCTGGGAAGCGTTGCGCTTCTTGTACTCCAACCGGAAGCCCGAAGCCCGAACATCCCAATAAACATACTTGCCCATACTTGGAGGCTTGAACACCAGGGGAGCAGTCGCTTTGACCGTTCGCGCCGAAAGGGGAGCAGTTGCGGGAACAGCGGGTCGCACCGAAAGAGATGCCGTAGTGAACGGCATTGTCACTCGCGCTGATAATCTTTCCGGCTCCACAAGTGACACTTTTTTCTCTTTCGGCGCTACGCTTTTCCCGTTTCAAGGTGATCGGGTATTCCATTGGCGTTTACATCCCATTCCCACGTCGCGGCCACATACGTAGCTCCACAAAACACGACAGCCAACACAGCTAACGCCCCAAACAAAAACCACGGCGACCACTTAACAGGGACCTCCTCAGGCGTCAGAGGTTTCACGACATCAACGGGTTGTTTTTGTGTACCACCCAACAATGCGGACTGGGGAGTTGGAGTTGGCGAAGCCTGCGTTATGATCCCTAAAGCACCTATATCCGGCGCTGACTGGACTTTTCGATTCCGTTTTTGACCGGTTCGATTATAGTAAGCCTGATCTTCTCTTGATAATTTGGCCTGTGAGTTATTGAATTCTGTCAGCTTGCCCAGAACTTCACCCACACGCGCTGCCTGAGCATTGGCCAGTTCATTTTCCACCGCTTTTTGTCCATTCTGAAAGCCAACATACTTATTGGCCATCGCTAAATCCCGCGAATAGAACCAGTGAACGCCAAAATTAAAAACGGTCAGCACTGTTGCTGCGACCAGCAAAATCAACGCTCGCTTTACAACCGCAGCGGTTCCGCGCACTGCCATCACAATCACGATAAACACGGTAATTGACTCACCAATAATTGCCTTGTGACCTAAAGACGAGCTTTCTGGCAGCACTTCGTCTAAAGACTCCCATACACCGTGATTTAATACGCACATCACTCCGAACAATGCCAAGTGAATTAAAAGTCCAGGTTTATTTTTTACTGCTTGAATATAAGAAACAGATTTGACGCTCATGACTGCCCCCCCTTAACGCTCCGGCGTTTGGACGCTGGCCACCGAACCAGGGCAGAGAAAATAAACAATAAAGTAGCCATTCCCAAAAGCCTCCATTTGTTTGTTGAATTTAGGGCTGGCCAACTTCAGTAGACCAGCCCTTGCTCAAGAAATTCCGTTGTCAATAGTTCATTGGCTTGTACCTCCATAAAAGATTGTCGATAAAACTTGCAGCAACAGCGCACCCTTAGCCCGATTCGCGCTTACCTCAAATCCCACCCCTTGCCCTTGCCTCTGCGACTGTCGAGCATGCGTCGCGCCAACATCGAGGATTTGCTGCAATCCATAAAAAGATCATCAAGCAACCACAATCTACCATAAGACGTTGACCGATACAACCACTTTATGGTTTAATCTTGCTATGGCAAAACACAACAAAGTCCACACCAACCTTTATCTTGATCCTGACCTACTCGCCACATTGAAGCAGGCAGCAAGGGACTCAAAACAAACACTGAGTTGGGTTATGGAAAACACGCTGGCTGTCGCGTTTGGGCTGAAAGACTGGCCTAAACCACCAAAGGGAATGAACAGAGCAAAAAGGATAATCAAGAAATGATCGAAGAGGAACTACAATTATGCCAAAAAAGAAACTGAGCAAGCTGCAAGAACTTCGCGCAAAATCACCGTTCAAGGCTAAGCCCAAACGCAAGGGGACTGGACGCCCACAAGGTGCAGGAACCGGCTTGACCTTCAACACACCAATCAATCGTAAACTCAACACCGACCGCACTGACTCTTACGCCATCGAGTTTTCAATTAAAAACACTTTCGGAATATAGGAGACATCATGCTCATCATCGCCGCACTCGTTGTAGGCTTTTTGGTAGGCGCATCTGCCGTGATGATCGTTGCCGCATTCCTTATCAGCCCCGACGATCCCGAAAAGTCTGAATAGGCCGACCACCCGCATTCGGACGCGATGGCATATTCTCCCGCTCCACATCTTTCGTGATTCTGTCCATTTCTTCCTGATAGGCGTAATAGGCAGTGTACTGATGCTCCGCCATCGTCTCATTCGCCTGTTGCGCCTTGAACTCAGCCCGTAACCTCTGCTGAATTCTCTCCGCATCAGTCAATCCCACCATTGACGGCATCTGAGCCATAATTGCGCGCACAACGTCGAAAGCGTCATCGAACTTCTTAAAATGCCGCTGAGCTTTGACCGGCTTCCCAGCTTCTGATTGTGGAATATGAATTCGCGGCAATTCCTCGCGTGTGCGCTTGAATCCGCCCTCATTGTTGATCGGTGGACTTACTCGAAGTTTCCCATCATCACCAGTGAGCAGGGAGCCTTGCCGATCCTCCACGATAATGAACGCGCGCGGATGGCCCTCGACTTCTGGCCTGAATGGATTCTTGCCAGGGTAAGGCGTGAAGTAATGCTGAGTCTGGGGATAACCGAACGTGTAACCGGCTTCTGTGTCCCACTTTCTGAAGGGCAAGCCGAATTCCTGATTGTAGATCAACATTTCGGCTCCAGCTTCGTGCGAGATAAGCCATCGCTCAATGTCGCCGTCTTTCACGTACAGCTTGAGCGCATCCTTGATGAGCGGAGCCAGAATCAACGGATGCGCGCCCTCGCCGTGAAACAATTGAGTGTGCAGGAATAGGTGACGAGGCAGCACAGAGTTTGCCGGACTCATTGCCGCTGCGATTATCACGCTCGGATGGTCATCAGTTGTCCCGCAATCGTGAGCCACTGTATGCCGCCAACCCTTTGGGATTCGTGGTGATCCGTCTTCCGTCAACGCATCCTTCCCAAAGACTTTGACGAACTCCGACCATGTGATGACCGAGCAAAGCTCGGAGAACATTGCCAGCAGACGACCAGCAACCGATCCTTCGTAGTCCAAGTCCCACTCTTGAGCCAGTTCGACCGCAGACAACCGGCGCTTTGCAATCTCGTAAGCTTGTTGCGTTTTCCACGGATGCTGATCCCACTTCATCGAGTAATGGGGAATGTGCGTGTCATCCTTCAATTCGCCAAACTTGTTGAACTTGCCTTGCGGCGTGGAAATCATCAGCCGAGTGCGCGCCGATTCAGATGCCGCAGTCCAAGCAGCAAATCCGCCAGATGGCCAAGCCGCACCTTCATCGAATACGACCAGCGTCTGACGACCACCACGCGCAAAATCATCGTTGGCCGATTCGCCCTTGATAAACGATTGAGTGACCTGATTCTTGATTTTGAGCGTTGGCGCATCCTTCGCCATTGAGAAGCCCTTGGGCAGCATCCAGCCAGGTACGAGTCGGAGCGTAATCCTGATCTTTTCCAACAACGTATCGCCATCACCGACCACATCTACAAACAACTCTTTGCGAGAACCGAACGTGCAGAGAAACGGTTGATCCGGCTTTGCAGTGAGCCAGCAAGCGGCAGCAAATGTTGTGGCGATCCACGACGCGCCCAAATCGCGTGACTTGTCTAAATGTCCATCGCGCATCTTCACATTCACCAGTTCCCATAACCACGTAATTGCGTCTTCCTGAAACTGGAAAGGCAGAAAGGGGATGAAAGTCAGCGGAGCATCCGGCCTGGGGTCAGCAGTCCATGCCCACACTCGCCACCAATGGAGCAGTCCGGCCAATCCATCAGAGCAAAGGTCAAGCTCGGAGGCCTGCATTTCGGGCGTATTGAGCGTTTGAAGATATTCAAGACGAGTCTGAGCGGCATCGGCGGCCCGGTTCAATTGTTGAGCGACCAGCCAGCGATGATACTCGGCATCTGCAATCTCGTCATCAAGCTGACTGACTTCAAATGGTGAAGCGTTAATCAACACCAGTTCCGCTTGCTTGGCTTTGTATTCGCCAATGAGCCGATCATAGCGAGCCTGTTCGACTGGAATCTTGGATCGTGCGCCAACTGCGTTGTGGAGCGCGTTGAGCAGCCGTTCATCGTTGAGTTGGGCATCAGTGATGCGAAATGAGTTTTTGTCCGTCACCAGTGGGGCAGAGAGGGACAGGGAAAGAGCGGCTAAATCGGTCATATTCTTTACACTTCATTGTCTTTAGTGGCCGTTATCACCGGCTGGATACTTTATCAGCCTTCCCTCGTAATCTCGATAATCGCGTTACTCCCGGCAAACTCATCGCGCAAAGCTGTCACCGTTGGATTGTGGGGAGCCAGGATTGAGATTGCCTCTTCAGGCGAGCATTGTTTCAAGTCCATAAGAGCGCGTATGGCGCTTCTGGCGCGCTCTTTTGAGTCATCGCGGGCTTCCAGTCCCATCAGCTTGGCAAGTGTCGTAGCGGCTTTCCCAGCGTCCACTAGCTCCAGTTCAACAGTGCGTTCCTCGTCACCACTTGGGCGAGTGATCGTTTTGACTTTTATCTTGCGAATAAGGTGAGAGACACCGCGTTGACGGGCAGCAATCACAATTGGCTCGTCAGGGAGAACATCAGCTATGTCAGCGCGCATCTGTGAAGCGAGCATGCCAATCACTTCAGCCCCGGTCACGTTTGCAGCAGTCGAAAGTATCTCTTGGCGACGTGCGAGTTCAGCAGCGAAGTCCTTTTGCTTCAACCAGTTAGACGCTGCCATTGTGGTCACGCCCATAGAGCGGCACGTTGCGGCTAGATTGCCATTGTTCGCGCACAGCAATGCGATGAACTGGCGATGGCGCGAACCAAATACAAATCTACGACCTGAAAGCTTGCTTCCCATAATGGCAAGATTCTACACCAAGAGAAAAAAAAAGAATAATTGATAAAGGTGTTGACACGCTGGCCGACGTGAGAGTATAAATCAACCCATCGAAACGAGGTCAACGGACTTCGGGACGGTGGAAGAAAACGCAGACAAAAAGGAGATAAGACAATGGCGACGATTACCTTTACAGATTTCTACGGCACGGAACGCACTGGCGAGATTGAAAAGTCCGGCTTTATTGGCGAGCAAAAATGGCTTGCGGTGAGTGTGGATGGCGTGAACTGGCTCGTGCCGCAGGGCTGGCCAAACAATGCCACCGCGATTTGCGAAGAAGAATATCCGGCTGAATATGCTCAGGTGATGGAGCAGATTTAAGCACCCCCACCAGCCCGCCCCGACTGGCAACTTAAAGGAAATCAATCATGACAGTCCAATTATCCTCCCGCGAGCGCAACGCTATCCGATACGGCAGCACGGTACGCAAAGGCGAAGCAGACGCTTTCCGTGCTTTTTGCGAAGAGCATAATCTTGTAGTCGAGGAATACGACTCCACCCGCAGTGGCGGACGATGGCTAAGCGCCTGCAACGGCAAATTGAAAGCGTTTGCGCCACCGGCAACCTGCGACCTCGCCTTTGAGCAAGGGATTACGTGTGGGCGACTCTGCTAGCCACCCCCACCAGCCCGCCCCGACTGGCTTAACCGTCAATCTTTGGAGGCTTCATGAAACTCACACCAAACATCACGTTATCGAATGGCCGCGTTATTGGCAGTCGCTATGCTGAGAACGGTTCGCAAGACTTGTTCGATGTGGCTGATCCTGAACGAGTCGCCAATCTGACTGATGCTGAACACGCTGAGGTTATGACCGCTATTCGTGAATTCCGCAATCCGCGAATGTTCGCTGGCTGTTACCCTTGCGGAATCGTCTATGCTGATCGTTTCGTTGAAGTTCACGGCGACTACAAGCGCGTGGCTTTCCTGCCTTACTCGACATTGAAGCTTGAAATTGACGACCCCAAATCGCCGATACTTGAACAGGTGATAGCTGATGCCGCTCAATACGTTGCTGGCCAACCGCTTCAAATCGCTGGGAATTACCGCATCATTCTTGGGGAGAAAAACTAATGTGTAATCATCAAAAAACCAATCAATTCACGAATCAATGTGGCCGCGATCCCAACAATATGCCAACGCGGGTTCCGCTCAAAACATTTCAATATCAAATTGGCGAATCTGGCTGCGATCTTGATCCGGCTAACTGGAAAGAGATTCAAGCCTATACGATGCGCGATGCGATTATCCCGGCTTTGCAGCGTGAAGCCAAAACTCGCGAAATTCCAATGCCGTCAGTTGTTTATCTCGTTGGCTCCAAATCTCCCAGGCACAGCAATGGAGCGCCGTTCGCTGTTCACGCTTTCGAGGTCACACAATGAACATCGTCACGACTGAATATGACGCACGAATTGACAGCGAAGAGTCGGCGACGTTGCAGGATTTTGCCGACTTGATACAGTCTGCCTTCACGCTAGAACAGCTTGAAGGCGAGCGGTAAATTGTTTTAACCATTAACCAGATAAGGAGACGTGATGGAAAACCCAACCGAAATCAGGCCAGATATTCAGGCGTACATGATCCAGGCCGCGCAGAATATCGCAGCCGCTCAGAGCTTTGTACCTGCCAGCGAAGCGGAAACACTTGCTTGGATGACCGCAAACGCCGCACCAATTTGCGAGGAAGCCAAGCGGATCATGCGGGATTTGCTCAACAAGGTCGCTAGGTCGAAGGGTAAAGTTGAGCGAATAATGACAACTCGCGTTTGGACAGACATCAATCGCCGCGAATTAACGCGCCGCGAAAATCGAAGCTTTGACGAAATTTTATCCTAAAGGAGCCAACTCAATGAAAACCATCGCCGCACTAATCCTCACGCTCGCGCTTGTCATCACCACAGGCGCGAGTACGACGCCAGAGAAGGCCACCAAGCCACTTACGCCGCGAAATGCTGCTATGCAGTTGCTTGCGCTCGCCAATAGGATTTCAGACTCGGAGATTGAAGGCAAAGACGAGATTGCCGAGATGGTCGAGATGCTGTCGGCTCAGGTATTGAAGAAGAATCACACCTGGCTATGCGGGACTGATACCGAATGTGCCAAATTGGAGGCTAAGCTGAAATAACCGCTTGACGCATCAGCCGCACTCGCGGTAGTGTTTGCGCGTTGGCTGGCTACCAACTGATTCTTCAAATAGCTTCTACTGAACTGGAAACTCAGGACGAAGAACACAGGCAGTCATCAGGCTGGATTGTGCGAACGCTTTGTGCGTC